ATTGTCTACTCAGCAATCATTGATAACCAAAGTGCCCACCACAATGCTGACATCTTCTAATTTTGATTGGAATGTGATGCCTAGTCAGTCATTTGTCGGCAACGTAGTAACTACATTGACCGGAGCAACTAGCATAGCAACTAGCGCAAATACACGAGGAATAATTAATTCTAGTAATGTTATTGTTGGTGTGTTTGATACAACATCAACCGGCACATTGTCTGCGACACTAACATCGGCAATAGCAAATAGCACAACACAAACTTACACTGTATGTGATGTGTTCCATGTCGTAAGTTCTTCCGGCAATAATATTACAATTAACGATACAACAACACACACTACCCTGGTGGCAGGAACCAAAATATATAACTCCGTTGGGCAGTATATAGCAAACATCATAAGTGGTAGCGGCACTAATTATATAATGAATGGACCATTCTACAGTGGGGCGTCTCCTATAGCGGCAGTACCCCCAATCGCAGTAACAACTAGTGGGATAATATCCGCAACTTTGAATATAATATCACCAGCTGGCGGTATTGTTGTACCGACAAATGCACAGGTTTATGACTACTATAATACACATATAGGCACCATATCAGGTGCGGCATCGAGCACATCATTCCCATTGCTCCCATACTACCTACCATTAGATGAATCATATACCACAAGTGTCGGATATGATGCATATGATCCAATAACTACTGGACCAGCACAAACAAGACCAATACAACAAATGTCAGCTACTATCACAAATGCTTACACATTAACAATTACCACAAGCAGCCAGCTTGGGTCTTTGAGTTTCAACAGATTCGTAGGTGCTCTTTCTGGACTAGCGACAGAATCATTTACGGTAAATGGGTCTTTGTCATTATGTAAAAATATGGGATGGTCAACTACTGGCACATTATATATGGCTAATGATAATAATACAAATTCTATATCTACCAATGGCACTACACTTGGTTGCCCGGTAGTTTTCAACACACCATTTAGCCAAGCATGGGGAACATGGGTAACTGTTGGAAACTTCACAACATCACAAATGGTAACACTATCTGGGGGGGATTTAATTATATCCGGATTTACTTTTTCTTGCCCCACATTACAAATTACCGGATCTACTAGATGTAGTCTACAGTGGGGACAGGCATACTCAGTTACTGGACAGAATACATCGATACTTAGTTTAACTGGTTCCGGTGTATGTTTAAGTACTCCTAGCACTAATTTTTCATCAATAGGTTTATGGGGGCAAATCAATTTAGATAATAACACAACAACAACGAGAACAATTAATGGAGGTTCCGGAAACTATCCGGTGATACAAATAGGACCTACCGGCAGTATGACCAATTCAATAACCGTAATAAATGGTGGATCGTATCAAGACATTTGGTCACCAAAAATAGGCGCACACACCGTTCAGTTCACCGCAGGGACAACTTCATATTTTACTAAATGGAATTTGTCGGGTACTTCCGGAAACCCGGTGACAATATCATCAACAACAGCATCTTATCATTATTTGGTTGGTATTGGTATGAATGAATGTAATGCTGACTATTTAAATATTTCGTGGAGTATCGCAATGTGGAATAATACGGGGGACCCAAGATATCATAAAACTTGGTTTGCAGGACCAGCCAACCATTCATCAAAAGATATTAATACCAGTGGGTGGATACTCACTTACCCAAATAAAGGATCAATGTTGGATGTATTTTAATTGACAAGTATGATAATGCATAAATAGTACAATAACCTAAAGAGTTCAATATGGCAACGATCAGTAGTAGAGAAGATTTTAAGAATTACTGTCTAAGAAGACTTGGTGCTCCTGTCATTGAAATAAATGTGGACGAAGAGCAAATTGAAGATCGAATAGATGATGCACTCCAGTACTGGACGGACACGCATTTTGATGGTATGCAGAAAGTATACTACATTAAACAAATACAGCAATCAGATATCGACAATAAATTTCTTGATCTGAGTCAATCTAAAGATGCACTTGGTAACCCAATGGAAATCATTGGTGTTACACGAATATTTCCAATATCAGATTCACAATCTACCATTAATATGTTCGACCTTAGATATCAACTTAGATTGAATGAATTGTACGATTTCACATCTACATCATATATCAACTATACTATGACTATGCAGCATTTGCGTGATCTTGAGATAATGTTTACTGGTGAAGTTTTTATACGTTTCCAGAGACATATGCAAAAGTTGTTCATTGATTGGTCATGGGGTAAACAAGATTGTCCAGTGGGTACTGTTGTTATAGCTGAATGTTATGCAGCAATTAATCCAGATGTGTACAAGGGAGTATGGTCTGACCGTTGGCTGAAAGAATATGCCACAGCATTAATAAAGAGAACTTGGGGCACTAATATGTCTAAGTTCGAAGGGTTACAATTACCTGGTGGTGTTAGTCTTAATGGCACTAAAATGTATGACGAAGCACTAGTTGAGATTGAAAGATTAGAGCGAGAAATGGAAATGAACTATGGTGCTCCTTTAGATTGGTACACAAATTAGTTGTTATAAATCAATAACTTAGGAACATTCATGGCAATATCACACTATTTCGGAAACTATTCAAACATAGGTGAGCAACGAATCATAGAAGATTTGATTGTCGAGTCTATTAAAATCCAAGGTTTTGATGCGTACTATCTACCCAATGATAATGATGCGGCCCGTGATTTGCTTTATGGCGAAGACCCCGTAAAGAAATTCGGATCAGCATTCCCGGTTGAGATGTACCTTTCTAATGTTTCTGACTACGGCGGAGAGAAAGACTTCTTCTCTAAGTTTGGTCTGGAAATCAAGAATACTGTTAGTGTTATTCTATCTAAGAGAGCATTCTCACAAAGAGTGCCACAGAACACATTCACACGACCACGAGAAGGTGATTTGGTTTATATACCAGTTACTAATGGTGTTGGTGAATTGTTCGAAATCAAATTCACTAATCAGAATAAAGACTTTAGTATGCTCGGAAGAAAAGTGCCATACTTCTATGAGTTAGAAATGGAGAAATTCAAATACTCACATGAAATCATAAACACGGGTATAGCGGACATAGACTCTATTGTCACTGAATCTAGTTACACGTTACATCTTAATACTGGAGTTGGTGCTGGAAATTATATCACCCAAGAAATAGTATTCCAATCAGCAGATCTCACATTAGCAAATGCCACATCATATGGTACAGTACAATCATGGACACCGTTATCTAATTTACTGTCAGTGACAAACATATTTGGTGCGTTTGTAGATAATCATCTTATATATGGCAATTCCAGTCAGGCCCAGTATTGGTTGACCACATTTGACCCACTACAATCCCCTGCTATTAAAGAGAACTATGATAACAAGTTCATTAATGTATCTGCTAATAATATACTAAATACATCTGAAATCAATTCTTTTGGATCATTATAATGACATATAACAGAGTTATTCGTAATGTTACTACAGCTTTTAGTGATTTATTCTCGAATATCACACTAATCCGATACAACCCCGACGATACTGAGCAAGAACGATTTGTGGTCCCTATTGCACACGCAGCTAAAGAATTGTATGTGATGAGGTTGCAAGGTGATCCTGATGCTGATAAGAAAATCCAGATGACACTTCCTAGAATGTCGTTTGAGATGACAGGAATATCGTACGATAGTGCACGAAAACAGAATACCAATATCAAGAACTTCAATCAGGTCGGGGGCGTTGTCAATTCTCAGTATAATCCAGTTCCATATGACATAGATTATTCATTATACATATATGTGAGGAATATTGAAGACGGCACACAAATTATTGAACACATATTACCATTCTTCACGCCAGATTACACAATAAAGATCAATTTGATACCACAAATGGGTATCACAAAAGAGATCCCAATTATACTCACCGACACAAATTATGAGATAACATATGAAGGTGATAGTAGCTCAGATACTAGGGTGGTTATATGGACATTAAATTTCAAAGCAAAAGCTTTTCTGTATAGGGATGTTACTACAGTTGGATTGATTAAGAAGGTGAATATTAATATGTTTGATATGGACTCTAAAACATTATATTCACAGACCATTTGTACTATATACCCATATACAGCAAACGCAATGGGGCCATACATAATACAAACTACCACGACCGAACCGATGCCAAATACTAGCGTTGTCGTAGCATACTCGGCGACTTCCGACCTAATGTTGAGTTTTGGCCCTCTTCTGGATTTACTATAAGGACAATAAATGACACAAATTCTAAAATTCAGAAGATATCCAGACACACAAATAGCTAACATAATTGGCGCAGATGGTGAGTTAATTGTAGATACTACAAAGAAAACAATAACTGTACACGATGGTATTACATTAGGTGGGGCATCATTAGCAACAGAAGCATATGTCGATACAAGAATCAATAACGATTATATTCAACTTTCTATATTGGGTTCTGATATTATTGCGTTACGAGCAAATGATGGAATAACACTAGCTTCATCTAAATTATATACAGATGGTGCTAATACATTCCTTCAAGCAAATGATGGAATAACACTAGCTTCATCTAAATTATATACAGATGGTGCTAATACATTCCTTCAAGCAAATGATGGAATAACACTAGCTTCATCTAAATTATATACAGATGGC